TCAATCTATTTCTTTCTGTCCTTTTTTAAGAAGATATGTGCAATCCTCACAAAGCAGTAAAGAATTATCTTCTTTTAATGATCCGCCTTTTGAGGTTGGTACGATAATCTGAAGTGAAAGTTTTGAACCTGTAATATTACAAGCTTCACATTCAAACACGCTCTTGTTGCGTCTTATGAGATGAAACGAGTTCCATTTTAACTTTTTGATTTTATTCATTTTATTTCCTTTTTTGAATAAGGGTTAAGTTATTGTTTCAAAGCTCATTATGATATGTGTTTAGGTTCACTTTCAAGGGATTGAAAATTGAAATAACTTTAACAACGGTGGAATTTACCCCCGTAATACAGATTCGGGGGTTTGCTCCGCTTTTAGGTCCCTCCCGCAAAGCGGGCCCCTCCCAAAATGCTCGCAATACCGCGCACGTAATAAAAAAGGGCTCGTATAGAGCCCCATGATTAAGTTCGGTGTGGAAGTGCCAAGGTTTGGTGCCCTACATGTTCCGCTTCCTCGGTCTACGCAGACTGCGCTAGCTTCGACGCTGTGGCGAGCGGTCTAGATATGGACAGGCATGTTTTGCTGCAATATGTCTGATGGCTTTTCTCTTTGGCCGCACGTGAAGATCCTTTCTGTTTCTTCCCAAGTCACTCGATATACGCAATCGCTCAACACTTCGAACTGATATCCAATCTTTACCAAGTCCAGATGATCGAAACTGAATAGCTTGTCGCGACCATCGTACACATCGATGTATATCTTGTAGAACGTTAGGTCACGGTCGAGTTCGGCAGCATACTTCAGCCGTTTGGCGTAGGCGATTTGCTTTGCGTATCCGGTGATGTAGAAGTCGTAATCTTCCAAAGGCCCGAATCCTGATGCTTTCTTTTTCTTCTTCGCTTTGGTTTCTGCCGTATCTACCGTTGGCGTTCCATCAGGCAGCTGCGTTTGTACTGGTTGCGGTGGTTTAACGGGGTCGGGCGGTTGCTCTGGCTCCGGCCACCAAGCCCAGATATTGAAAACCAATCCAAGCGATAGCAGCACCACCGTTCCGACGACAGGCCAACGCTTCCAGAACGGGCGAATGTCTTTTGCTTCGGCTTCCTGCACTTGCTTGTTGGATTGCGAATGACTCTTATAGAACGGGAAGTACTCTGACTTGTAAAATCGGGTAGAGGTGTTCACCACTTCACCGGCACAACCATCTTGCACTTTCTTGGTGTAAGAACTGGTTGAACCCATGGCCGTGTTCTTTGTGCATCGGTAGGTCACTTCAATCATGTCCTTAATGTCTCGATGCACTTTGCGGATGTTCTGCGTGAGCAAGATGATATCGACACCGTAGTGACGGTGTATTGAGTACCATTCTAGAATGGGCGCGGCCAAGCCTCGACTTGGCAAGCTCATGTGCGCCTCATCGACCACATAAAGTGGTCCTTGTCCTTTTTCATTGCGCCATTCGTCCGAGTAATCTTCAATCTGGCTGAACGGACGCGAGGTTGAACCAAAATCCGTTAAACGGCCATCCACGATTTTGATGAGTTCTCGAACGTCTTCACCAAATACCTTAACGAACCAATCAATGTTTAAAGTGATATTGGTAATGACTTTGCGGCCATCTTTAATGGCCGGAATAATGTGGTAGGCAACCGCCTCATAGGTTTTACCGCCACCTGGTCTTCCTGCTATGGCGTATATCATGAGCCTAACCTCGTAAACGGAATCAATTGCAGCATCAAACGCACCGTAATAGCGGCCAGAATGATGGACAGACATTGAGGCACACCGACCGCCGCCATAACCCAAGCCACCGTAGGCGGAATACTGGTCATGTACTGGCTCATATCGACCGGAGCGAATAGGGAGAACACACCAGAGAGCAACAGATTCACCATTGCCATGATTTGCTCAACCGCCCAAAAGAACAGGTCTTTGAGCATGTTGACCAGCGAGATTAAGAGCTGGTAGAGGAACACCAACAGCTTGTTAAATAAATCGACTAACCAATCCATATTAACCTCCAAAAATAATACGACGCGCCGCAAACACTGACGTCATGATGAGCACCGCACGAATAAAACCGAACACCCAATCAAAGCTGATTTGCTCCTCAAAACTGAAATCACCGAAGAACGGCACAGGGAGCACGAAAGAAGGGCGCTTGGCACTGGATAAGTCGAGGTCACCAAACGAGTTCACAAAGTTGTCGATGGTGTTGTGTTTAAGATCATCTAACTGACCGGACACCAAACCACCTAAACCATCGGGATAGCCCGACTCATAAAAGCCAGTACAACTTTGGGACTCGATACACGTACCACCCGTACCTGCGCCAGACGTATCTGTGTTTGCGATACCGTCTAAGGTGTCAGAAATACCGGAAACTTCATCCGCGATACCATCCATTGCCCCTGCAATTTTCTCTACATCGTCACCCACACCATTAACGGCATTGGTGTTCTTGTTCATGGCCGTGGTGATGTCAGCGTTCGCTTGTTGGATAAGGGCCTTAGTGTTTTCGTAAATCTTGTTGTCGTTGATTTGCTGCTTTTGAATGGCTTGCGTGTTGGTGACCATCGACGCATTCAGCGCAATGATTTGGTTTTGAACGTCAGCACTGGCTTGATTGATGTCGATGTTCATGTCATTCAGGGCTTTGTTGACGTCCTTATTCATCCCAGTAATGGCTTTCAGAACTGCCGTGTCTGTCGATTCATCGGTGTCAGGCTCTTCCACGTCTGGCTCACTGTCGGTATCCGGTGGATTCACCGTATTGGTTGAGTCGTCAGGTAATACGCTAGGGTCTTCGATGTCACCTGTCGGGTCGTCAGGTTCATGAATGGGGTCATCAGGAATAATAGGGGTGTCAGGGCCATCTTTACCCCAGAAGAGTGTGCCGCCTTCACACTGATTGCCTTTGAACTGGAACGTTCCATGACAGATTGTGTTTTGTGTCCATTCGCCAGAATCAACGCCCGTACACAGCGTGGTATCACTAGGAATGCGTTCTAGTTCGCAACGGGTTGCGCCAAAATCGCCATAGCATGCCCCAGTAACTTGTTCACCGTAGACGTACGCCAGCCATTGAAGCAGCTTGGTTTCATCAATGGATTTTTTAAACTGGCAAGCGTCCATACAGGTGCCGTCAGGGTTTTCACCATACTCACAGGCAGGAACGATAGGTTCGCAGGTGACACTGTCACCATTCTCTATCATTTCATAGTCAGCTGGACACTTAGCAGTATCATGACGGAACCATACAGTTTGAATTTTCGGGAAAGAAGAGCTGTCGGTATTACACATTATACGTAAGCCGAACTCATCGCTATCCATGTAACATGACTTAGTGGAGAAGTCTTTGTATCGAACAAACTTATTTTCATAACAAGAGACATAAGAATAAGGATTAACTCTCATCCCCCTAGACAGCTTACAGTCGGGATAAGCGATAACATCTCTCACAGCGTAAGTAGGTTGAGCTGCGCTTGCATGCCATGACAGGAACAAGCACGAAAACAGAAGCAAAAAGAGTGATTTATTCACGTTTTCACCATTAAAAAAGGGGACCGAAGCCCCCTTATCCTCTAAAGTTTTGGCTGGCCACGTATCCGGCAATGCCACCCAAAAGCACAAAGACGATGAGTTGGACATCGTGGAGAACGGCCAACATAAACTTAAGCCTTGTTCACAGCACGCTTAGCAAGAGTGATGGATTTGTAAGCCATAGTAATGCCGACAATCACCAGACCTGCCGCGCCGATTTTGGTTGCCACACCAGATAAGTCGATAGCGGAGAACGGGTCAGCAGCACCACCTTCCGCCGCCATAACAGGGACAGAAAGCACCGCAACAGTGACGGTTGCCACCGCTTGTTTACCGAACTTTTTAAGCGCGTTTAGACGTTTCATAACAGATTCCTCAAAGTAGTTTTATTAAACGTATTGCCATCTTGATGGCGTAAGTTGAGAGATATCCGCCAACGAACACCAAGGTGAAACCCAAGCCGAACGCTTGAGATATCTCTCCTGGAGTCAGCTGTGTGTAGCTCATTAACGTGTCATATTCTTGAGCCGTGACCATGACATAACCGCTGCATGAAGCCGCTTCAATGTCAGGAACGACAGCGAGAAAACCGTCCGCGTTAGGTAAAGCACACACAGGCATAACGAAATTCCTTATTTAGCCTTTAACGAGGCTTCAAAATGTTTCTTGATGTCGTCATCCACAGGGATGAGTTCTGTCACAATGGCACCTGCCAATGGATCGTCTGGGTTAATCTCCAAACGCAATTGGTATTCACGGCGAGGAACGAGAGCACCTGTGCGCTCAAGTAATAGGGCGTATTGATGATCAATCATCAACGGTTGGTCCCACTGTGGATTCACATCACCGGATTCACCGATAGTGCGGCGTTTGAATTTCTCTGAGTTGATTTCACGTAGAGGACGCGACACGTTCAGTTGAGCACTGTCACCACGTGCTGAGTTCCAAGTGATATCCATGCCAAGTACAAAAACGGATTTAGCCATTTGTTAAGTCTCCAATATGTGAGTCACCAACTTGCCGTAGGTATCGGGGAAGGTGAATTTCGTTCCATCACGGACAAGGGAACCGACGACGGTTTCAATGTCGCCCTCATGGAACTCGATAAGTGAATTAAGGATTTTCCCGTACTGACGACGCATCCAGTGCGCAGAGGCCAACAGGTCTAACGCCGCACGTTTGGTCGGGACAGGTTTGGTATTGAATTTCTTTGCAGTAGAAATCGAGGCAGCGAAATCATTGAGCGCGGCATACGCGCCAGCTGGATTCAGCAACACATCAACATTCCATTTTTTAAGCTCGACTTCGGAGCGATACCAGACAAGGCCAGTGTTCGCGAGTTTCTGCTCAAGTGCCTTGTTGTAGATACGCCAGTAAATGCGCGAGGTACGAGAACCAATCGAGTATTGCTCTTTGGTGTAAATCGGTTTGCCGTCTTTGCCGATACTGGCAATGGTCATATCTTCATGAAGCACAGGGCCACGACCACGTTCTGCAGTGCGGAAACAGTCGTCACGCCACGCCTTGTAAGCGTATTCGCAATCAAAAATGCCGTCGTAATCGTCATAGGCCAAGTCAACACGCGCCAAAGTTTGCACACCAAGCACATTGGTCAGCCAGTCATGCAGCGACCACGTAGGACGACGGGCAAATACATGCTTGCATCCCGTTCCGTTGATTTGGAAATGCACCGTGTCATTGTTACCGCCGATACCAACGAAACCGCAAAAGTCTTCACCATCTGGCGAAGTCAGTTTCATGGATTCGGTGTAGAACTGAAAACCCAAACCGCGAGGCGCAGACAACGACAAACCAAGCACTTGATTGGTGAAGATGCGCAAGCAATCTTCCAAGTAGTTGCGATAGCAGAGTTCAAACGCTTTGTTGTACGCTTCAATTTCTTCAGACGTCTTAGCGACCGTCGGATTAAACACAGGTGGAGCAGGGAACTTAGGCGCACGGCAGTGACGCTGTAACAGTCCAGATTTGCCAAAGCCTTTGTATTCCTCATGCTTGTGCAATCGACGAACCGCATCATGACAATGACGTAAGTCTTTCACAGCAAACGTAAAACACAGGTAATCAATATGAACGCTTTGCTCATCGAACTTCTTGAGGATGTTAGTTGCGGTAGTCATCAAACACCCCCAAATTGATACGTTGTTCAACGGTCGTATTGGTGATGGACACCAACTCATAAGAAGCGAACTGAGACGAAGCCCAAGACTCAAGATGAGACATGGATTTAAGCAAATCCCATTCGTCGCAACCTTTGACCAACACAGACACCGTGTAGTCAGGCAGCAAGTCGTAATAGATGATTTGAGCTTCGTTCATGAGTACTGAGCCTCCAATGTTGGAGTGCCAAAGCTGAGTGGCGAACGAAACCAAGCTAAAATCGGCAGGGCGCTGATATTCAGTTCAAACGGTATGGTGTCGTTCTTAGCCTGTTTAGCTTGCAAACAAGCAAGGATTTCAGTGACAGCGTCACCAGAAAATAAAACCCCGTTAGACAAAGACTTACCAACGCGACGTACGCCAAGTTTCTTGAGATAACGACGAATCCATTTGGTTGGAGTTGGTATTGAACGAGAAACCGAGCGAACCATCAGAACGCCTTGATTGAGTTCAAAGCGCAGAGAGCCGATGAACTGAGCTCGTGATTGGTTAGCGGATTTCTTTACGGACTGATTAACGCGTTTAACTGATTCTTGCTGTTGTTCGTGTTGAAGACGACGTTGTTCAAGACGAGCGTGAAAGGCTTTTTGCTCAGCAGAGCGTTTGAGTTCGTTAAAGTAGTGATGACATTGAATGGCGAACTCAGTGAGTTGGCCGTCATCATCATACATAGATTGATTCAGGTGCTTACGGAAGAACACGCCAGTAAGTCGAGGACTAAGCGCACATTCATTTTCGATAAGGGATTTGATTTGTTCCGTAAGCAT